GATATCAATATCTGGTGTTATTTCAGACATATATTTTCTATATGCTCTTGTATCTAATGCCAAGAATTCATTATCAACAAAATTGTCAATAAATTTTTGGTCTTTATTTCCATCTACTGATTGTATTTGATATTTAAGTCTTGTGGTAAGTTCATAGGATATACCCGTGAGCTTCTCGACCTTTTCGTAATCTTTTAACTTTTCATTTACCTCTTTTTCATCTCCGTGAGTTAATAGTTTAAATTCTACAACTCTCTTTGAATTAGGTAATTCAAATGAAAAAAGATTTCCGTTTTCATATATACTCTCATCTATTTTTTTATTATTTAGTTTAGACAAATCTACGGTGTGTTCCACTCTTTCTTGTGTATCAGGGTCAACTAACGATATTTCATAGCTTGAACCATAACCCAATATACGAGTTCCAATCATAATTGCATTTTTATCACCGATTAACATTTCATCTAATTTAACTTTTGGATTAGCGATTACACTTTCTAATAATTTAGTAATCACAACACCTTGTTCAATTAAATTTTGAGATGTTAAAATGTCTTCCTCTTTTGCTGTCATATATTTGACATCAATTGTTCCACTACGCAAAGGACTATCTTCCGAGTATATCAACCCGTTTGACGGTAAAGATAGAACTTCAGTAGGAAACCCATACTGACTATCAGTCATTTTTTACTCCTTGATTAATTAAGAATTAATAACTTATTTTTTTAAAACTTTTTCTGCACCTGCGATACCGAAACTACCTAATGTAGTGAATAGGAAAGAATTGTATACCACATCATTGATAACTAAATCTTTACCCATAAGTCCAGTAACAACATCTGCAAACGCAAACAAAACCATTATTGTAAATGCACCGAAACCAATTATTGATTTCTCGTTATATTCATTATTGTCTTTAAATATTGCCCACATAATTTTTCTCCTAAAACTCTAATATAGCGTAGTCGTATTGCATTGTTAAGTTGATATCGACTACTTCATTGGAAGCGTAATCTAATCCGTTCCAATTTGCTGTTGTAATAAATGCACCTTTAAGAACCCATTGTTCAACTCTTTCACCATTAGGACTTAATACATTAAATGTAATATCTTTTTTATATTCAGATGAGTATCCGTCCACACCTGTTGCTGCTTCGTGGTGAAGTCTAACCCACTCATTAACTGCTTGCGCTCCACTTGGAACGATTGGGTCATATAGAGTTATTTCCAATGTTGACCAAGTTGCTTTTCCTTTTACATATCTTTTTACATTGATATGGTCAAGTGTTACTGCTTCAAATGTCACTTGTGGTCTTGCCATTGTTTTAATTAGATAAGCTGGTATTCCGTCTATTTCCATAATAAACCTATTTTTCATCTTAGGTTCAAATGGTGTAAAGAATATTTCGTTCGGGTCTAAAAATGCCACTTTATTTCTCCTATAAATTTTTTACTTCAGTAATAAATATAAAGAAATCAAAAAAAGTGTTGTATAGAAATCATATCTTTTTAGAAGTTTTTTTGAAGTTTTTACTTGACATTGTCATTTTTTGTTTGTATATTATAGTATGATTGATGAAATAATATGTGAAGAATGTGGTGTTGAAATAGACGGCTTTTTCCTTTGTGATGATTGTGAAGAAGAAGTTTATGATGAAAACGACTACGAAAATTAATTAAAAAAAAGCTTGACTTTTACAAATATTATTATTATATTATAGTATGATTGATAACAATAAAGGAAACGAAATGATTGAAATAACGACTGATACTGAAAATATTTATATGAGAGATTACCAAGATACTTTGGTAACAAGAGAAATCCCAAACCATTATGGGTATTATAATGACGCTGGTGAGTATGTAGAAAATGGAACTCATACCATTACTCATTATCAATATGCTCATAATCCTATGGAATTATATGAAGCTAATGCTGAACAACCGGCTATTAGGTTAGAAAATTATGAAGCTCCTTATTTTGAACAAGCTTTATACAAGGGTATTCCTATGATGTATAGGTTCAATCCTACGATTAGGAATATGATGAGAACGGGTAATTTTAGAATTAAGTATCGTGGTTGTAGTAAGCCACAATACGGCTATGTTAGAAGTCAGTATGGTTGTTTGGCTGAATACGCTGATACCTTTGCTATTTACCCAAAATAATTTTTTTCAGTCAATAACGCGATCCAGTTAAAACAAAAAACCCCCAAATAAATGGGGGTTTTTTTTATAAGTTATTAATAAACTTATTCAGGGAATGCTGCTCCTGTTGGTTGAACTACAAAGTCCAATACAATGAACTCAGCTGTTCTTGTTGGTTGTATGAATATTTGACCAACTAATTGGTTTCTATCCACAACATCTGGAGTATTATTACTATCGTCCATTACCACTCTAAACGCTGATAATCCACTATTTGCTTGAACTTCCTCTAAGTATGGGTTCACAATATTTAAGAACCTATTTCTTAGAGCTGCTGTATTTTGTTCAAATACTAAGAACCTTGAAGATGATGCGATGAACTTTCTTAAGTTAATCAATAATCTTCTTACATTAACCCTATCTAATGCACTTGGTTTACCTTGAAGTGTTTTCTGTCCAAACACGACAACACCTTGACCAGGGAAAGTAGCGATTGGATTAATACGATTTTCGTATAAATCATCTCTTTCCAAGTTGGTTAGTCTTGTTTGTGCTTCTAATACTTCTGTTAAACCACCACGATTTAAACCTGCTGGTGCGAACCACTCTTGTCCAATTCTATCATTGTTTGAATAAACACCTGGTAGAACTACTGAAGGTGGCACCCAAGTAGGTTTGTTTTTCACTTCGTCAAGTATTTTAATCCAGGGATAATATGTTGCTACATAATTACTATCTAATGTTTTCACATCATCAATAGCTCCTTGAATTGTTCTTCCATATCTTGAACCATCTAAGACGAAGAATGCGTCTGCACGATTTTCAATCTTATCAATCGCGTGATTAGTTACACTTGGGTGATACTCGTGTATCACACCTGGAAGTGCTAATAAGTTAATATCATATTCATCAGGATTTGAGATTGCATTGATTGCTCTCTTGTAGGACAACGAACCACTAGCGGTTGCTGAACTTAAATCAAATCCTTGTGTATTATTTGCTGCGATATTTGTGCCAGATTTTCTATCTGTCGCAGGGTCAAATCCGTCAAATCCGTCTTGGAAAGGAACTGCAAACTTTCTTTGTCCTAACGCTGAGTTAGTTAAAGAAATCAATGTAGAAGCATTAGCAAATGTAGCACCTAATGTAGATGCGTCAGCGTGTCCTAATTGATTTTGTAAACTCATAGTCACATTATTACCTGTTCCGACTGATGTTGGAAGTGGTGCTAAATATTGTTGACTATCTTTGTTTAAAAAGTCTAATCCGTAGTATACATTTTGGTCAAATGTTCCACGACTATTTTCTTGATTTGTTTTAAAAGATGCCGTTGGGAATGTAGCAGCTACCGTACTACCACTTGGTGTTCCTAATGAAACAGCGTGTGGTAATGATAGTGCACCAAATCCCATAGGGACTAACTCTTTTGAAATGTTTGGTAGATTATCTACATCTGCTACTCTAATATATTTAGATTGATTTGGATAATCACCATTTGTTGTTAATTTTCCGTCTGAGTCAATTGTGATAAATCTATCACCGATTACTCTTGGTAAGTAATTTGTAGATTCTTCATCAAAACTTAGATTTGAGAAGTTTTCTAACACGGTTCCGTCATCATTTTGACCTGGATTATTGACAATCACTTGTAAACTAAATGAACCATAATCACTACCGGCCACATCTGCTGCTCTCTTAACATCTGAAATACCAATTCTGTATTTAGAATTAATATTAGTTCCGTGAGCTAATGTTTTTACGGTAAATAGATTTGTTCTTGAACCATTTACTAATTGTGATTGAATAGATGGCGTTGATGCCACTTTGTAGTCAAATGAGAAATTATCACCATTACTTGATGTTGCAAATGTTACGAAATCATTTGCACTTGCTTCGTTTTGTATTTGTTGGAAGTTGGAATATACATAAACATTTTTATTATTATCTTGTGGGTTCTCACTAAATACTTTTGTAATGTAGTTAGCAGAACTTGTAGAGAATGATAGGTTAAATGTTTCTAATGTTCCGTCATCATTTGTATCAAGTTTTAAAGTAAACGCACTTGATGATGGTATTCCCATATCAACTGACGCACTACCTGCTAATTGAACAAATGAAGTTCCGAAACCACCTCTTGAAGTTTTAAGTGTTGCTGCAGCTTGTGCTCCATATGAGCCACTTAAAACAAGTGTTACGGTACCATTAGTGTATCCCCCTAATCCTAAAACACGAACGATTGTTAATGTTCCTGCATTACGAAGATATTGCTTCGCAGTGAAAGGAACATAAAAGTCTCCGTTTTCTTTACCAAAGATTTG